AAATAATAATGCAAGAACTAAATATAATTTATTCATTTATCTCCTTTGGTTCAGGTCCTGGTTTAATACAATATTCATAGGTATCCTGTTCTGCTTTTCGTTGAGCCCCAATCTGGCAGCATTCACCAGACTCTTCTTTTTTCTTTGTGTGTCCTCCACAACATTTTGTTTCGTCTATTGGCATGAGAGACACTCATCGTCGTTTACTGTAGCCCCTTGAGGATTACAATTACACTTCTCGCAAGGACAAACGCCAGTACTATCTGAATGTTTTTTGACATTACAATGACAATCACAAAAACAATCTTTACACTTAGTCATTTTTCTTTGGTAATCCTTTTGCTAACCAGTCAACAAATTTAATCCATGGCCAACAAATTATTTTCCATAGTTTTTTAATCATTTTTTTTCTCCTCAATTTCGTAGAAGAAGTTGTCTGTGTCTTCAGTACGCCATCTACTACTATCTTCAACATTCCAATCACTTGTTTGGACCTTCCAGTTAGGAACTTCGTTCTTCACTGTAAAGGAAGGAATATTCCATATTAATCTATTGTTTGGCTGAGCCGCATAGTTGCCATCATCCAAGGCAAGTATGTGTGCGCACTTATGCTCGTGCGGAATCTCTGAATGTTCTGTATCGACTATATTACTCTCTGGGTGTGCCCAGTCAACCGTAAAAAGATAAGATCCTGGATGCCATTTCTTGTCTTTTCCTATAAATTTACCGTGTTGGCCATCTAAGAGATCGAAAGAAGTAACAGCAGGATAGTAACTAAAACAATTCCAAAGCTCCAACTCGTCAAGTCTAGGCCTAGGAACCTTTTGTATATCATACGATCTCTGTATGAAGGCAGATATTGGGAGGCGATAAAAGACTGCACCATTTTCCATAATCGCATGAAAAAGGATTGGGCGTCCTGTAATTGAAGCCATAGCAAAGACAATACAATCTTCAGCTTCTCCATGATGTTTTTTAAGGTCATAAAGGTACTCCCTCCTGATCTGTGCATACGTCACAGGTATGTTCGCGTTTAAATATGCCATTCAACATATAGCCCTATTATGCTATTGCTAAAATAACGATAACAACTACAACAGCAATCACTAATTTTTTATGATCTGTCCATAGGTGTTCTACTTGATCTATTATCTTCATGTTTCCTCCTATTTGTCGTATATATCTCCCCAATTTTTTCCTGATTCATAATCAACTTTATTGGGGACGTCTAACTTAACAGCATTCTCCATAATCTCAACTACTTTTTTAGCTTGTTCTGGAGACTCTACAGATAAATCTAGCTCATCATGTATCTGTATATGAGCTATAATACCTTCTTTATATAAATCAAGCATTGATTTCTTGGTCATATCAGCAGCTGATCCTTGTATCAATTTATTCAAAGCTTTGTAAGTGTAGGCTCTTCTTATATTCCCTTGCCCATGTTCTTGAACTGCTTGTTCAAAAGGAAGTGCTTTATTAATTCCAAAACGATTCGGTTCCCATAAATGAAATCGACATAGTCGTCCTAATAAAGTTCTAATTTGTCCTCTTTGTTGCGCACGATTAGATACAGACTTCATCAATGTTTTTACAAATGGAACTCTTTGGTGATAGATAGAAAATAGTTCTTCCGCTTTATCTTTTGATACACCTAGTTCGGCTTGTAACTTAGCTTTACCCATTCCATAAAATAATCCAAGGTTAATTGTTTTAGCTTGGTCTCTTGGTATATCAGCCATTTTAGAAACAGTTGTGTGAAAGTCTGCGTCTGAATTTAGATAGGCATCTTTAACTCCAAAAACACTTGTATCTTGATCTAGGGATGCATAATGAACTACGAGTCTTGGTTCTTGCTGACTGTAGTCAAAACATCCCCACTCGCAACCTTCCTCAGGAATAAAGAGGGATCTTATCAATGGTCCTAAGTCTTTGTTACGAGCAGGAATCTGTTGTAAATTAGGATTAGAATACGAGAATCTTCCAGTGACCGTGCCACCTTGATCAGACCTTATCTGATTAATGTCTGCATGAATTCTACCTTTATGTTCATATCTTATAATAGTGTCAATAAATGTTGTATGTGCCTTGTTAATTTCTCTAGCTTTTGCTATCTTCTTTACCAAAGGATGACTATGAGCAGAGAGAAAATTTTTTGTAAATGAAGGTGCTTTCGTTTTTAAAGTTCGTTCGTATTCCAATCCAAGTTTGTCAAAAATTTTGGCAATCGATCTTGCGGCCCATATTTGACACTCTAATTGTGTTTCTTTTTCTACTTCTTGCAGCAATTGTTTTTCTTGTGCTGATAATTTTTGTTTCAATTTATGCGCACTTTCCACGTCGACGCGGACACCCTTAAATTTCATATCAACTAAGCATGGAAATAAATCTGTTTCTAAATTAAAAATCGATTCTAGATCCTGGTCAATAATTTCTTTTTGCATAACCTTCCATAAATCCAAAGTTAGTTCCGCATCTCTTTCCGCGTAGCTACCTACATACATAGCGGGAAGCATCCACATATCGGACTTAGGATCAATTCCCCATTCATTTGCTGCGGCTCTTAATTCTGTTTCATTTTTTCCTCGACCAACATAGTCCCAACCCAATGAATTTAAATCAAATCTAAATCTATTTTCGTTAACTAATGAGGCTGCAATCATTGTGTCATAGATTCTTCCATTTATTTTAATACCCATGGAACGAATCCAACAGACATCATACATAGCATTATGAAATATTTTATCGGCGTTAGACTCACAAAGATCGGTAAACCATTGAATTACTTTCGCTTTTTCTAAATTACCGCCGCCTTTATGATCGAAAGGAAAGTATCCTGAATAACCATCTGTGGCCACAGCGATACCTACAACTTTTCCTCTACCCACAATAGAGCCAGATCCCCTTGATTTTAAATCAGGATCGTGCGTCTCTAAGTCAATAGCAATTTGATCACAGTTTCTTAAATCTGGAAATTCTTCCGGTTTGTTCCATTCAGTTTGTGCCTTAAACATTATTTCTTTTCCTTCCATTGTTTATACCCATCAACCCAGTCTTTACCTGAAGTCTCGGGTGGTTTAATCATTCCCCAAGAATTTTTTGGGGGGTAAGTTCTTTCTGCATCTTCTTTAGAAATACCCGCATTGCGGTATTCCTCTTTTTCTGTCATAGGTATTAATTTGTAATCTCTTTCTAATACCATATCGATATAATGTTTTGCTTTCTCTAAGTCTTGTCTTTCCCCTTTATGTTTATGTCTGCAGATGTACTTAATAGCATTGCCTTCTGCAAAGAGCAACTTGTTCTCATTGATAAACTCACTCGGTTGGATTTTCATATCCTTATAATGTGATCCTCCAATTTGTTTGTCGTATGCACTCATATTATAAACTCCTTTTGTCTGTTGTTACATTTGATTAAATATAAATTCTTCATGGTTCTTGTCACTGCTACATACCAAACTCGATACTCTTCATCTTGCTTGGTTACAGATTTCTTAGCAGCTTTCATGGTGTTAATGGTTTGATTTAAAAATAAAACAACATTCGTTGCTTCTCCACCTTTAGCTCCATGAATTGTTGATACTTTTATTCTAGGTTTTTTACTAAGGTCTTCTCCATTAGCTAACATAGAACGTAAGTAATCTTTGGTCGATGATACAACTTGATCAAACGCGTCATACCATTCGAGTGTGTTATCTCTTTTACTCATTCTTTCTAAAACTCTTTGTTCCTGTATCTCTGGAACTTTTTCTCCTTTTCGCATCTGGTTCCAATAACCCACATCTTCAAAAAGTGTTTTACCTATACTATTCCCTTGTGCTGTTTCAAAAAACAAACCTTGGCTTTTTAAAAATCTTGGAATAGGTTTGAGAAGAGGATTGGTTCTCGCTAATATTAACCAGTCTCCTTTTGTCATATCAACCGCGGATAACTTAAATTGTATTAGTATTTCTCCCACTTCTTTTTTAGGAAAATAATCTTTAGTTAATCTATTATCTTGAACACGATCTATAATGCCCAATGCTTTTATTTGTATTTCGCTTGGCACTCTTTCTGATTGTTGCAGTGGTATTTCTTTTGCTTTCCAGTCAATAAAAGAGTCTACATCTGCACCGGCCCAACCAAAGATAGCCTGGTCATCATCTCCAGCAACCCATACATCA